TATCCCTGATCCGGATTCCTTGGTTAACACCCAAGCCGCTGACGCGTCTTGCGAAGAGGCCAATGCAGATATTCATGAAATATCGAGTCGGTACGCATTCGAGGGCCAGATCGTTCGGCTGAACCACAAGGACTACCAGGCATGGTTAAGCCTGTACCCGCTGATAGACCTGAACTACGAACTTCAGAAGCTGGATATCGAGTTCACCCATGAGAAGCCAAAAAACTGGTTTATCACTGCCAGCCAGAAGCTGAGTTATCAAAACAAGCAGGCGGCAGTGCGCGGTAAATCAGCCGCCAAGCCGGATCTGGACTTCAACAACACTGACTGGGCCTATGGGGTGATGCGATGAAATCTCTTGCAGAGCAGATGCATAACCACGACCGCGAGCAGATGAGCCGCATGGCCCATAACCTGCCAGAGCAGTACCAGGAGCGCGCGCCGGTCGAGCAGGTGGCTCAGGTATTCAACAAGCTGTTCAACGAGCTGCGTGCCGCGTTCCCGGCAAGCATGGCGAACTTCCGCACTCAGGACGACCTGAACGAATTCCGCCGTCAGTGGCTGCTGGCGTTTCAGGAGAACGGGATCCACTCAATGGCCCAGGTTGATGCCGGTATGCGCATTGCCCGCCGCCAGGAGCGCCCATTCCTGCCTTCCCCGGGTCAGTTCGTCGCCTGGTGCAAACAGAGCGGCGGGGCGCTGGGTATCACCGTCGACCAGGTGATCGCCGAATACTGGGACTGGCGTAACCGTTCGTTCGAGTTCACCTCCAGCGAGCAATTTCCCTGGTCGCAGCCGGTCATGTACCACATCTGCGTCGAACTGCGTCACCGCAGCACAGAGCGCCAGTTGACGCATGGTGAGCTGGCACGCGAGGCGGTTGATCTGCTGGACATGTGGGAGAAGCGCGTCACCGAGGGTAAACCAGTGCCTCCGGTACGTCGTGCAATTGCCGCACCGGCTGACGAGCACGGGCCTACGCCAATCCAGCTGCTTCAGGCGAAGTATAACCGCAACAAATCGAACGGGATGGTGTGAGATGAAAGGCAAACAGGCAATTCTGCGTTATCTCGAAACGCACCGGACCTTCACTGCGAAGGATGTGGCCGCCGAGTGCGGTATGACCATCAACTGCATCACGAAGAACGCTATCGATCTGGAGCGGACCCGCAAGATTGTGCGCATGAGCAAAGTATGGCGAACGGTGACTTATCGCCTGGCCACGCCGGAAGAGCAGGCCGGTACCGCGCGCAGCTGCACCAACGGAATATTTCAGGAGTGCCGGAACAGTCCGGCGATGAAGCGGGTATTGACGGTTTGGGGGAGGGTAGGGGCATGAGCATAAAACGTTATGAGTGGGTGGCCTGTGATGAGCATGCGTGCCACTGCGATGTGGTAGAGAGCGCTGAAGGCGATATGGTCGATTACGAAGATTACGCAGCACTTGAGCAGCGCCTCATAGAGTCAGAGCGCTACGGCCGCCAGACTGATATCACAATCGATAATCTGGAGATGAAGCTGGCGCAGATGGCTGCGGAGAATGCGTATCTGCTGCCTAAGGCTGCGAGCGAGCTATCAAATGCCTGGGTACTGCATAAATACCTCATCGGCATACAAGCGGCAATTATGTATCTGGATAACGGCAACAAGAAGGCCGCGCAGGAATGGCTGTACGGAACTATTGCTGGTCCTGGATTTGATTTACCTGATGGAGTAGACGACATCGACGCATGGGCAACTCATCAGATGCGCGGCAGCGTCAGCCATCAGCAAGCGCTTGAAATCATCAAGGCAGAAACTCCGTCCACCGAATCCTTCATTGCTGAAGTGCGGGCTCAGGGGGTGGAACAGTTGGCCAAGGCCTGGTATGCCATTGCAAACGAAACAGACCCAGGAATTAGCATCAGCGAGTCATCACGATTGAAATATCGTCAACGAGCAGATGACGCTGCTGATTTCGCGAATGAAATCCGCCAGGAGGCCGCCCAATGAGCAACATCGACAAACGCGCATTGCGTGAACGAGCAGAAAGCACTATCGGCATTCTGGAAAACATTGCCGGGTTTGAACCTTCAGATATAGACGGAGACACTGTAGAACTTCGCTTTGAAACTGAGGATGGTTTTGATACCGGTTGTGAAGTGAGCATTGTTGACCAGTGCCAGAAGGCCGCTGATGTGATCCGTGCGCTGCTGGATGAGCTGGAAGCCGCAGAAGAACGCTATGTGGACATGCTTCGTCAAGCACGATCCTTCCGAGAGGCTCACGATTCTGCGTCGGAAATTATTCGCAAACTTGAGCGCAATAAGCCTACGGTCAAACTGCCAACTACTCGTCTATGGGCTGGAAAAATAGCGTGCTATGAGGAGTCCGAGGTTGTCGCAATGCTAGAGATAGCTGGAATCAACATCGCCGCAGCCGGTAAAGGAGAGTGAAATGGCTCTATCGAAGGATGACATTCGTCAACTTCGCGCATCTCTTAGTAATGCTCAGTCAAAATGCGAGATGGAGGCGATCATGGAAAAGATGCCAAGTCGCTTCCGAAAGGTGGTGCGTGGTGTTGCTGAAAATGACTCGTCTCATGTCGTATCTGTAAAAGTTAACGGGATATTCTTTCAGCATAGAGCATATGCAGCATGGACCAAGATATTGAGTCGCGTCTATGACCCATCCTATTTGAACAGAAACCCAACATATCGAGACTGCGATATTGACGAAAGATGGCTGAAATTTTCTGCGTTCGAGGCGTGGTGGAAGGAAAACTATGTTGAAGGATACTCCCTCGATAAAGACCTACTGACACCTGGAAGCAAAATTTACTCACCAGAGACATGCGTATACATACCTCAAAGTCTTAACGTGTTCGCTCTTGATTCATCTTCATATCGTGGAGAGTGGCCTGTTGGTGTTTCCTGGAATGCTCGAAAAAGGCTGTATCAAGCCACCATCCACAACTTCGAAGGACGCATAAAGTGCCTTGGCTACAGAGACAATCCTGAAGATGCTCATCAATTGTGGCTGAAGGAAAAAATCGCGATAGCAAACAAGCTAAGGCCTCTATGCGACAGCATCCATCCAAACCTATTTGAAGGAATCCTGAGAAAAATTGAGATGCTAAGCGAGGGTAAATGAGCACTATTACCAGAGAGCGCCTGCAATGGCTTGCTAACATTTCTGGCCGCGATGACATTGAGGATATCGATGGCGGTGAAATTCGTGAGCTGGCGCGTATCGCGCTGGCATCGCTCGAAGCGGAGCCTGTCATGTATGCCATGGCGGGGGAGGATTTAGACGCTGATGCTACGAGCGCATCAAAAGCGGTTGTCGATGCATGGGTTGAGGAGTGGAATCAGGTCGGTGAGCCAGGGTACAGGACGGTGACGCTCTACACCGCCCTGCCAGCGCCGGTAGTGCCGAATGGTTGGGTGCTAGTTCCGAAGGAGCCTACGCCAGCGATGCTTAATGCCGCCTGGGTTTCACATGGCATTTACCATGCATCTGCTTATCGCACGATGCTCGCAGCAGCACCGCAGCAGGAGGTGAAGTGATGGGCAAGTTAACTTTCGTCATTGAGTTCGAAGACGGCAAGGAGCCGCCAGTGCATGCCCATATGGAAGCTTTTGGCGGTAGGGTTGTTGCGGTCGCGTTCCGCGATGCATTGAAAGAGGATGATCACCCGAAGATGATCACAACTTCTCCTCAGGTGCTTAGCGAGATGCGATGCTTTATCTGTAACGGAAAGCATCCGATCGGTGTCGCCTGCCCATTTAGTTCGCCAACGGTGGTATTGCATAATGCCTAACCCATTCGACGCAGTAATGTTCGTGCTGATGGTCATCGGTGCCATGCAGCGGCTGGCGTAGTGTATAATCCCCTCAAATCATCGGGGGGATTTTTTATGTCTGACTGGAACATTGCTGCAAAGCCGCAGGATGAGCGCGACAAGGTTAATGTTGACCTGGCGGCCTCCGGCGTGGCGTATAAAGAGCGGCTGAACATGCCTGTTATCGCGGAGGTTGTTATGCGTGAGCAACCCGAGCATTTGCGGGATTACTTCCTTGAGCGTTTACGCTACTACCGCGAACAAGGCGCGAGCCTACCAAAACCTTCTGACCCAAGATATATTGAGATGTCTGCGCAAAACGAGAAAAAATGATGGAACCGACTAATAAAATAACAAGGCAGCAATTTAACGATATTCAGCGAGCTATCCTTAGTGCCGCAAACGCCTCCACAAAAGACTTGGCCAGGGCATCCTTAGATTTGGCAAAAGCCTATCGTGCTCAAATCAGACATCTGCTCGATGACTATGTTGATGAGCAATT